TTGGTATTCCGCGAATCTCGAAAATCGTACCCCCATTGGTATACCTAAATCAGTACACACAGCGTCCGCTCGTTTCGCTTGTCGTTTGCACTCCTCGCTCCGCTCGCTGTTCCACTCCGCACTTGCGTGCTACGTTCACCTAAACGGGCGCGCTCCGTTTGCGCTTTGTGCACACTCACTTATTCGCTTATTAGCTATGCTTATTGTTTCACCTTAGTTGTAATACATTGCGTTCAACCAATTATTAAAAAACAAGGTACATATAAATGTACCTTGTAAAAATATTAATTATAAATATATACAGCTTTTAACGCATAGTTAGGCGTTGTTTTAAAAGACCCATTGCTTACACTTATTTCAATAGTTTCACCACTTGAATTAACTGTTATATTTTCATTATTTTTTAATTTATTGGTTAATTCAGTGTTAATTGAAATTGGTAGCGTGTAATTAACGCCATTATTAGTACATCCTAAGATAATAAATTTAGAGCGACTCCCAGTTGTTAAGTAATTAGCTAAAGTGGCTCTAATATTATCACTACTAATTTGGCAAAAGCCGTTTGCGTTTCCACTGTAATAACTTATACTCGTTGCTACTGGTATTGTTAATCCGTTACCTTTTATTCCTGTATTGTACGTATTTAGATATAAAGTACCATCATTTGTTAATGTCTCAATATGACACACATCTAAATTCAAAGTACCACCAATATACACATCTCCTTTTACTGTGGCGTTTTTAATGTACACATACCCTGTTCTTATTTGACAATCAATAGTAACGTTATCTTCACATAATATTCTTGTGAAGCCAAAAATTTGTGCTTTATAGGCACCGGCTTTAACATTAATAGACCGCCTATCAACATCATATAGCATAGCTTCATCTATTGTCGGAAAGGGTCTACTACTTGAACCATTAACTCTAAACACATTGGATGAACTGTCAACATATAAGGTTGAAATGGGGTCATACCCACCACGTAGCCTGCTAATTTCGCCATGTAAAATATTGGTTTTCCATGTGTATGCTAATTCGTATGTAGAACTAGGTGTTCTTATTGAACTGCCTAAATACATAACATTATCATTTACGTCAACCCACTCTAATTCGCCAAATTTAAAGTTTTCTATTGTTGTACTGGCAATATTCAATATGTTTAGTGTGTTACCTTTATTATCAAAACATAAAACATTATTAGGATATGCTGTAGAAAAATAGAATCTATTGTTTTCTACGCACATACCTTGTTTAGTGAACTTTATAGGGTTAATATAAGAATATGTAAAAAGTTTTATTTCTTCTTTTGTCTCTAAATTAAAAGTATAAAAGTTCATATTTGAATCAGACGTGTATAGAACTTTTGTGCTTCTATCATAGCCAATAGCACCATAATTTCTAGGCGTTTCGATTTCTTCTTTTATTGTAAATGTTTCATAGTCAACTAAGATAATACTATTCCATACACCTGCATTTGGCTCGTGAATAGACGGTATAATAGCAATAACATTTAATTCGGGAATATATGTCATATCATCACAGTGACCAAGATTTAATGTTACTTCACGACGCACATTTTCGTTTATTGTATCAACGTCTGTTAATGTGACAGCATCACTAGTTGGCGGTGTGCTTGTTCTACCATAAACCACGCACCCGTTATTAATATAACACCCACCTTGAGCGTGGTTTCTATCAGTAGAAAGCCCCCATGTTCTACCAATTAAAATAGGGTTAAAAGTGGAAAATTTAGGTATATTGAAAAGAATATTACTTAGAGTGCCGTCTTTAACCATTTCATCTAATTTATTGTTAATCTCTTTCTGAATATCCAACGCACTAAAGTAGTTATTAACATAATCTTGTAATTTCACATAAGCTGCATGTAGATTAGTAACATCACCATTTAATACTGTCACATCTTCCATGGTCTTATTCAGATAATCAACCACTTTACACAACAGCTCATAGTAACTCAGACTATCGTCATACACCAATGGTAACACCTTTTGACACCAAAATCGAAATGGTTGTAAGTCAGTATAATTACCCAAAGTAGGTGTAAAATTAGCAGGATCTTTTTTCACAATATCTCTTGTACTCATAGTTTTTATCTCCTTCCATTACCATAAACCAAAAAACAGTTCTTCAAATTCATTAATAACTTTCATGTCAATGTTAAGCATAGTTTCCCTAAACTCATTCAACATTTTACTGTAGCTACTACCGCCAACCTTACCTGCGACTTTCTCCGTGTAATCTTCCGTACTATTAACACTCTCTGTATAATCAGTACCGCTCTTACTCGTAACACTACTGTTAGAACTACCTTCACTAGTATTCTTCCTAGCACTCGTTAAGTAACTTTCACTTTCAAGACCATCCAAACCACCCTGCGGTGTATCACTATACAGTTCTCTATCAGTAACATTATTACTTGAACTTCCGCTACTATTTTCACTCACATCAGTGCTACTTGTTTTCCCGTCAATACCAGTTCTTTTATGAGTTCTCTCTACACTGTAATCTTTTAAAGGGTCAAATTCAAGTAAAGCGCTCTTGTAAAGCTGATTGTAATAAGGCATGATTTCCTCAAGTTTTGTGTTCAACCACAGTTTCCATACGCCCACAGTTTCAGAACCAATCTCACGCAAATAGTAATGCTTTAAAATCTTCTTACATAAAACGCTTCTGTATGTTTCATCAAAGAAAGTACAGTTAGTTGTAAAAATCTTGTTCCAACTCTTTTCAAGTACTTCATCCACGTTGTCGCAACCTTTGCTTTCGGTTAGTCCCGACTTACTCTCGCATATAAAACGCACTTCTGTTGTGTATTTACTCACTAGCATCACCACCCATCGTATCATCACTTGGCATATCTAAATCAATATCTTGATAATCTTTTCTGTAATCAACTTCAATATTTAAGCCGAACATCTCATTGATTTTTTCAACAGCCTGTTTTCTGCACTCAAGCCTACTATATCTTGAACTTATTGTACTACCTTGTGAACTTGACACCTCGTCTGTGATAAGTCTTTCTTGCTTGTTAATGTTCAAGTTACTGATACCAAGATAAGTCAATGCTTCATTCCAGATCTGATTTTTTAATTGATATAGCTTATCAGCAACATAAGGAGCTTGAGTACTTATTACCTTAATACCATTTATATCAATATTATTATCAGCAAAGATAGCAGGTATATTACCGTCATACTGCATATACAGATTCTTCATTGAAAGTTTTTGTTTTTCATTGCATTGAATCAGAATAGGTGTTTTTTGCGCTTTTGCGTTAACATCAACACTCCTGTCTAAGTCCCATAACCTTTTAGCGTATAACTGTATATCCGTTACACTGTTTGTTCTAAGGTAGTTATTCCATATGATAACACTGTCTTTATTGCTTAGAACTTTTTGATAATTATTATAACAGGAATAAGCACGCCTTGTAATGGGGTTACCGTATACATCAAAATTACCTTGCTGAATACAGTCAAGACATAGCTCGCCTAGTACATCATCTTTAAAGAATACAACGCTACCAGTTTCAAATAATCTTAACTCAATATAACGAGGGTCTACTGTACTTGGCAAATTTTTCCACTCAAACATAGACATTGACAACTCCATCAGCCGTCTTAAATATTGCATATGTGTTAAAGTATTTGTAACAGCACTTTCTTCAAAGTTTGTTCTTTTTCTTCTACCCATTGTTCTCACCTCTCTTTATACTGGGCTGTTATCTAACGAATAATCACCGATTTCATCACCATTTTTCCAAAATGTGATGCCATTGTCATAAATACTACACAGTTTTTTCGCGTCATCAGCAGGCACACTTCCTTTTAAACAACACCCAACAGTTTTGACATAGTTCCAATGTGGTCGACTGCTAAAGTTTGGGTGTTTTACTCTTTTAACCGCGTAGCCATACATATTAAAATAATCATCAATCATTTTAGCATATTCACTTGTAATACTACATCTACCGCCGTAAAAATTCTTAGTACCGTTTGCTATTTCTACAGATCCGCTGAAAACATTACCTCTAGTAATATCTGCTTTAATACTAGCTTGATAACCTTGCATTAATAAATTACCCGCATGATTCATGTTATTCGAAGCTTCTGATAAAGGTATCATACCGCCTAAACCAAGACCAAGGCTTAGACCGCCAGTGATTGCTGTTGCTGTTATAGGTAAGCTGTTTTGTGCTAGCCACGCTCTAAAAGCGTCTGTGCTCCAACTGCATAACGGGTAATCTGATAATGTTAACATTTCTGTTGTTAACGGGACATCTTTACAGCCTTTATAATACATTGGTTTAATAGCAACTTGCACAGGGTATGAAATAGGTACATCAATATTAAATTGTGGTAATAAATCGTCAAATAACTCATATCTATAAACAGCACTTTTATTTCCTGCATTTACACTGTAAAAGTTATACGGGTATGTGTACAATTTTTTACATTTTGGTTTGTAACCGTCTAAAGTTAAATTTTCTGTTAATTTCGCTGCATTTACAATAGTATTGTAACAAGATTGTGATTTAGTAACATTTACGCCTTCACCCGTTGGAATTGCACTACCGACAGCGATAACAGGACACATATACATAGCAACGATAGCTTCAGGCTTTTGTGCGTATTGATTTAAGAAATTTGTTATAGTTTCTGTATCATCCGAATTAAAAGCATGTAAACTACATCCACCGTAAATACCGTCATATAAATTGCCATTTGGTGAACCACTTGTATCATTAACCATAATAATAACGGCTAAAGGTTTAATAGTCTGTAGTAATGAACCAAAATCGTTGAAAACATATTCACCAGTATCAACGTTTTCTGGTTCATAGTGTTCACCTATTTGATCTGTTAGTGAGTGTTCACGTTCTACGTAGCACTCATCAACGGTATGATTAAAATACCATGTCTGCATTACATCAATTTCGAATGTAACATTTGTACAATTATCATTTACATACTCAACAGCTGTGATAAAAGCATAAAACCATTTACTACCATAGGCTGTATTTCTAAACATCATATAATTACAATCGTAGATGTCATCCGCTTTTACATCCATTCTAGCTACACCCTTATTAACCCTTAAATATGACTGGTTGCTAAATGATTTTTTCGCAAATTTTGAAAAGTAATTATATTGCGCTGTAGCATTTAAAAAAATAATTGTGTGTTCATACGTATTATCAAGTGGTACGTTGTGCAACAATTTTATATCAGAATTTGGATTGATATACATTTTTTCTCCTTTTTTATTAAAGAATAGGATACTGCCCTATCAGTACCCTATTCTTGAATATTAACCCTGCTTAGTTAATTCAATAGCTGCGTCAACTGTGGTAGATCCTGTTACTTTTGTTTCAGTTGCCTTGTACTTAACACCATTAATTTCTGCTTCAAGCACAATCTCTGTCGCAAGCTGTGATTTCGGGATCATAAGCACACCATATTTCTGCATTGCAATACCTGCACTTGTCATTGCTTCTGTCTGAATGAAGTTAACATTCTGCGCTTCAAGTCCTGCACTTTCAAATTTCGGAGACAGCGCAAATACTGTGGCATAGTCTGCTTCGTCTTTTGTATCAACATGTACTGTAATTGTTGCAGGTGCTGCAATATTTGCATCACTTGTAACGAATACTACAGCATTGGCGAAAGGTGAACTCGAAATTGTTTTCCATGTGTGATAGAAATAATTCCAGTACATCCCGCTTGCTACATATTTTTCTGTGAACTTGTTGTTGTTATCATATACCTGAAACCAATTTTCATCACAGATAACCGCTTTTACATTTGCAAGCAACGCAAGTTCTTCTGCCGTCACTTCTTCAATACCTGTTGAATTCGCACGAATAACTTCAAATCTGTCGTTGTCAAAGCTTGTCCAATCATCAATGATATGCAGTCTTCCCATGAAATCAGCCTTTTCCATGTTAAACGCACTCGCAAGAACATTTACATCAAACTGAGCGTTGAAAGTAGCATCCATGAAGATAACCTGTCTTTCTTTCGGTGTGTTTGTTTTAACGCCTGCAATATTATTATCTGCACTGATAAATGGCAATAAGTTAGATGTTGCTCTAAACTGGACAGCTCCTTCTTTCAAGTCTGTTCCGTCTCCGATTGCTTTCGGTTTCATCTGACCATGTGCGATAGCCTTAATAAGCAAGTACTTAAAGAGCAGGAATTCATCATACTCGGCTGCTGTATATACGCTGTCTACAATCTTAGCAATAAGTGACTGTACACCATCCATGGATAAAAACGCCTGTTTTAAATCTTCATCTTGAATTGTTACTGGGTACATTACTCTCCAGTTCATTGTGTGGAATGCGGAACGTACATCCGGGAATGTTCTTTTAAATTCTCTTGCGCTTGCTTTTTCTGCTGAAAATTCAACGGCGTTTGCGATAGATACAAAAATATCTTCTACAGTTTCACCGAATTCAATATAGCCTTTCTTGAGCTGTGAATAAGGGTTATTAAATGTTGCACTCTGCATACGTACTGTAGCAATACGGTTAATAAGCGCATTTAAAAACTGGTTAGCAAATGCAGGCGTCCCATAAATAACCTCACCGACTTTAGGGATGTCTTCTGCTGTAGCTACTTCAGGGACACTCTGCTGATAGTCATATGATGCGTTCTGTCTAATAACATTCATAATGTCAATTGTTGACGCATTAAGTGTGCTTACTGCAATTCTTTTTGCCATAATAATTCTCCTTTACTTAAATAAATCTTCAAAATTTTTCGGTTTTGTTTCTTCCTCTTTTGGTTTTTGTTCCGGTGGTTCAGATGGTTTGCCACTGAAAAATCTTTCTGTGTATTTCTTCCGCCATTCAGCGTCATTATCTTTATAACGCTGTTCCCAGTCTTCATCATTGTTTGCACGCGTTTCAAAGTCTGTTAACGTGTCTGTAACATCTTCCAAAAATGAAATCGTTTCATCATCCGTCTGTTCGCCAATTCTAGCACGAATTGACTCTAAAATTTCATCTCTTGTTCTTACTGCCATGATCTTACTCCTTTCTAAAAGTTATAGCGAACCATCATCCATACAGGCATGCTTTTCTTTCTTTTAGATGGTGTGCCACCACCACCCCCGCCTGCGCTATAAAAGCGGTACATCAATACAGCATTGTTAAGCGCTTGTTGTTCGGATAGATAGTATTTTGGTTCAGTTTCCCATGACGTGATGCTTGAATCATTTGCGTGTTGCTGAATATAATCATATGCTTTATATGCAAAATCAATACGTTCCTGTAACGCAGGCTTTCCTGCACGCTCCCAACATGTTTCAAATGCTTCTGTTAATTGTGCGATATTCGTGCTTGAGCTTGTTAAAAATTCTTGTAATGAGGTAATCCCTGCAAATTCTCCTTGCCAATCATTTTCCACAACTAAATATTTCATTTGCCCAACAGGGTCTGTGCGTTCATAACCGTTTGCTTCTAGCCATGTATATAACGCTTCACGTCTTGACCCATCCCACTGAAAAATACCGAAGGCTGTACCGCCTTGTTGCCCTAATGTTGGGTTAATATGAGACTCTCGCCAAGCATTTCCTGCTAGTGCTGATACCACATAAGGACTTGCCCCGTATCCAGTTGCACCACCATCACCATATCGAAATAACCTTGTAAAACTACGTTGGTAGTTAGTGTTTCCACTTGTATTACCTATACTTACTTGGTATTCTAACGGTGCATTGTCTGTATGTGCACCCATGAAAACACCTTTGCCATCACCACCTAAATAACACATTTCTGTATGTCCGCTTGTCCATCCAATGTCACCCGGTTTATATTCTCCGTGGCTGTCTACTTCTGTGAACCCTAGTTCTAATAAACAGGAAATCATTGAAGATGTTGTAAAAGCGTTATGATTTGGCGCATAACGAGGGGTTTCAAAACCACCTGCAACCAGTGCATAATTGATAAATGATGAACAGTCGTAATAAGTAATTCCACCGACTGTCTGTCTATTTCTGTATGTTTGTGAATACCCAACATTTGGCGCGTTACAAGTTTGTATTGCCCACGAATAAGCTGTATCAATACTTGGCATTTATTTCTTACCTTTCTATGGTTTCATCAATTTCCCTTTTTTGCCAAGAGAAACAAGTTTATCATTCTGTGGTGCTGACCCTTTATAGTTTGCAATACCGTTTTTACTTGCGATACGCTGACGATACGCATAACTGGAATCTACACCGATTGATTTCAGGCAATCTACAATTGAACAACTACTTGACTTGAATGGTGTGAAATATGTTTCACGTGAAACATTATGTGTGGGCTTCACAGTAGAAGCATTTGTTTTACACCCAAGAGCGGACGCAATAGCCATAGCACACTTTGTCGAATCCCAACGAGTAACATCATCCCTATCGTCTACAAAACAGCACTCAATAAGAATTGCTTTTGCTCTTGTTTTTCTAAGCACATACAGTTCCTTATTGTACTTTACTGGTGCACCGTGAAAACCAATACCGAGTGTATTTGCAATGCTCTCTGCAATTCTGTAGGCTGTACCATAGATTCTATCATCATAACCATATACTTCAACTCCACCGCATTTTCCGTCACCTACTCTGTCGTTTCTTGCACTGTTTAGGTGGATTGAAATATCTAAATCAACATTGTGCGCATTGCACTTGGAAACAATAGAAGATAAGTTTGCACTCTGTGTTGTACTGTAATCATCTGTACAGTCATATACTGTATCACCATTCGCCCTTAACAGTTCGATTAGCTTATTTTTAACTGCTCTATCTTCTGTTACCTCGTCCAGTAAATCGCTTACACCTCTACACTTTAATGAGTGACCACCGTGTACGTTATAAGTTGCCATTCTTGTCACCATCCAATCTGTCACATAACTTCTGTAAAATCAGTGTGTTATTGTTCAACGCTTCTGTTACACTGTTCATTTCTTCTTTGTGCGCATCTTTTTCTTTCAGCATATACCAAAACGTAGCTCCACACATTACAATAGGGAAACCAAGTGTTGAGATTGCTGTAGTTACTGCATTTACATCCATAGCTTTAATCACCCCCCTTTCTTATTTAATTATAACATATTCCAAGTCATTTGTCAATAATAGACACTATGTTGATTAATAAACATCTGTATAAATAATAGACACAGTGTCTATTAAAATACATTGTGTTTAATAATTGACAGATTGCCTTATTTATGCTATAATATACAAGAGGTGATAAAATGAGTTATTATGACGGTACAAAACTATTAAGTCTGTTAGACCTTAACAATAAGAGACCTGAGATTTATATGGTAACCAGTAACAGAACGGGCGGTAAGACGACATATTTTGGTAAACTGGTTGTTAATAAATTTTTGTCAAAAGGTGAAAAGTTTGGGTTACTATATAGATACGATTACGAGCTTAGTGGTGTAGCAGAGAAATTTTTTAAAGGCATTAAAGAATTATTTTTTCCTGAATACGAAATGTCAAGTAAGCCAATGATGCATGGAAAATTTCATGAATTATTTTTGAATGGTGTATCCTGCGGTTATGCCATGGCTCTTAACAATGCAGATGCCGTAAAGAAGAACTCACATATGTTTAGTGATATTAGCTGTCTTATTTTTGATGAATTTCAGAGTGAGACAAATAGATATTGCGCAAATGAAGTTAAGAAATTTATTTCAATTCATACCTCTATTGCACGTGGACAGGGTAAACAAGTTCGTTATGTACCTGTTTACATGATGGCTAACCCCGTGTCATTAATTAACCCATATTATACAGCCATGAAGATTTCAAACAGGCTTAAATCTGATACGAAATTTTTAAGGGGTGATGGATTTGTACTAGAGCAGGGTTATAATGAATCAGCAAGTAAAGCTCAGACAGAAAGTGGCTTTAATCGCGCATTTATCACCGATGATTATGTTGCTTATTCTGCACAAGCTACTTACTTGAATGATAGCAATGCTTTTATCGAGAAGCCTGTTGGAGAGTGTACTTATGTTGCAACACTACGATATCTTGGTAGAGATTACGCAATCAAAGAGTACATGGACTTAGGTATTATCTACTGTGATGATAGGGCAGATAAGACATATCCTTATAGAATCAGTATTACAACAGATGATCACAACATTAACTATGTTATGTTAAAGAGCAACGACTTGTTCTTATCTAATATGAGATACTTCTTTGAACGTGGCTGTTTTCGATTTAAAGACTTACAATGTAAAGAAACTGTATTACAAGCACTTAGTTATTAATGGTATCACCTATCGCTAGAAAGCGAAAAACATAGAAGCAGGGCGCACGGGTGAAAGATACCGCTGTTTCTATGGTCGGGGTTGCTCCCTTGTCGTAACAGGCTTTAGACCGTTTTCACCGATAGTCAATGATATAATAAAAGGTACTTTGCTTATGCATTGTACCTTTTTTGTTTTTTATTTGTCTAGCCTTAATTCAACTTCTTTATTCAGTTCTTTTTCTTTCTTAAATTTTCTGTATTTCTTTGCATCACGTGGCGTATAAGGATAAGTTGGTATATAACATTTATACTCATAAAATTGACAGTCAACACACCCTTGTCCATATCTACTTGCGCAAATATCAATCAGCTCTTTCACTGTCGTTTTCATATAGTTCTATCTCCTCATTTGTATATAATGCTTTTGCTAGTTCAGGTGAATTGCCACATAACAAGATATACGGCATAAATTCCATTGGAATATATCCATCTATTCTAGCTATACAATCACCATTTTTGCAGTACTTACAACAATCACATGTAGTATCATAACAATGTTTAACAATATCTTGCAATCTAACTTTCATTTTTTATTACCTCATTTCATAACTTGTATTAACGAGTAACACGCCGCCCCTCATTCTTTTAGGTCGTAACTTATCAGGCACTTTCAAACCTATCTTAAAATCTGATAAATCACGTTTAATAGGCTTATCTCCTTTAAATAAGAACTGTTTTTCATCTTCTGTCCATTCTTTATGCGTTCCTGTTCTTGACTCTGTATAACCGTTTATATCTGCATTGCCCTGCATAGATAACACAAACAGGTTCTTACACTTGTTTGGCATTCCTGCGCACTTTACATCATAAAATGGCTCTTCTATCGGCTCTCTGTTTTCATGTGTTACATGTTCGATATATGTTTTCTGTCTTGTAAATGTAGCAATATCCCAACATGACTCTAATGACCATGAATTGAACTCTGTCGGGTGCTCTCTTATTCCTACTATTTCATCAGGTAGTAAATCACAGTGTATAGAATCAGTATCCGCATAGATGAACCCTCTTTCATTCACTCCATGGTAATTCTTCTGAGCGGCTCTGATAGTGAACTCTCTTGCGTATGATGTAATCGCAGAACCACAAGGGATGTAACCTGCTTTCTTGTTGCTCTCTTCCTGTCGTATAAAACCAAGTGATTCATCATCTTTCACGTATGCTATCTTGAATGAACTATCTTTAGAAGATGCCTGTTTACCATAGAGATTATTAAGAAATAGCTTTGCAAGAGTGCGTTGTGCGCCTTTACTTCTTTTCTTAATCTCTGCGTACTTATTGATGTATTCATCGTAGATACCTTTCATAGCATAGAACCACACACCGTCTATGATTTCAAAATCATATAAGTAATAGTGCTCTAGCATCAAATAATAATCGGTGCATGTAACAACCATTTCGACTATCGCTTCATGTCTGTTATTTCCGCTATCGTAGTAATAAGGAAAATATTTGTCATGTTTCTTACTATATACGTCACTTGTTTCTAGCATTTCTGTACCACGATAAAGTGGTGACCCTTTTATCTGTATGAATGGTAAGTAACCATGTTTCACATGAAACCTTGTACGAATACGTAAGAAAAAATATCTTGGGTCACCTTGTGGGTCTTTCTTTAATGCTTCTTCATGTATAAAGTTTCCGCGCCAATAGTGTGGCTTTCCTACTGGGTAGAAGTTTCCGCTATCGGAGTGCATCATAGACGGGTAAAGACTATTAACGTCTGCTGTTGTTCCGTTATGATATATCTTATTTTCTTTTCCTCTTACAAGGTAACACCATCCACCACGATATGACTTACGAATATAATCACCGAAAGTAGGGTATTTTGTTATTCCTGTTTCTATCTTGTATATGTCGGGAAATAATTGAGCATAATCTGTTTTGTCATAACCTTTTTTGAACTCTTCTAGGCAACATGACCCAATAGTAGATTTATCGTGTCCCTGTTCTAGCATGATTTCAAGCGCTTCTTTTACTACAAGAACATCATTTGCTATATATTTTCGTTCCTTTTCTGTTATTTCGCACCCTGCGTATCTGTAGCCTGTGTATTCCATATCTAGCTTTTTGTGCTTCGTAGCGAATGACTTGCCAATCACTTCAACAGAGAACGGTAAGAGTTTCAAAGAATCACGGAACTCTAGTAACTTATTGTTTGGTAGTTTCTGTGTGATAGAATACCACATACCTTTATCAGATATACTATATCGCACCTCATTGGTTAACATTTCCTTGTTCTTTTTCCATGAGTAAATGCCGTTATCATTATTTAACGCCTGCGGATATTTCTTCTGAGCCAATAAATAGTCAAGAATGAAAGCGCCATCAAATTTTAGATTATGGAAAAACGCTATGATATTCGTATCTAAAGCACGAAAATATGTAAACATATCTTCAATGCGATGTAGGATCGTAACGTTTTCTGTGAATAGTTCTACAATAGCAACTGCCCACACTTCTGTGTGGTCTTGGTTATCATATACAGTAGTTTCAAAATCACACATGAACATTCTTGTTGTGCGTTTACTATTCATAAGTGTTATCCTCGATATCCCATGAATATAGAGATTCCTGTTCGTTATTTAAAGTGTCCCGTTCTGAAACAGATAATGTTCTACCACTAATAATTTCTCCAATAGCTTCCAGTGAAGAAGCAACGTTTACACCTTTTGAATCAGTTAAAACTACTTCCAAGTGCAACTTAATTTCGTTCCAATTATTTGCAAGGCGCTCCCCTACAGCTATTTCTCCATCTTTATTTATAGTACTATAATATAGCGATAATAAAGCTGATTGCGCTTCTTCTGCCATTTCAATATTTGCCCTTTTTCTTCTATTACCATAAATTGTTTCAATAGGGACAGGTGCTGTTATTCGTGCTAAAAAATCATCAACAAAATGTTGATTGGATATATCACCAAGCTGAGGTTGTTTTAAATGTACTGTATTTTTTAAATCGTGTGTGGTTGGCTGTTTATCTGTAGACCAAAATTCTCTAGCAGATTCTTTATTGCGTTTTCTTGTCTCTGCGCTACGCTTAGCACGGTCGGATGCTAGTTCATGTTTGAGTTTCTCAACGGTTGAGATTTCCCCTGTTGCTGTTGAAAAGGCTTCCTGTTTTGCAAGGTTCTTAATGTCTGCTTTTAACTGTCTTGTTATCTTTGCTAAGTCTCTTCCTTGGATGCCCCATTTACGCAACTGTGATTCTGATTGGTAAACATTTGCACCACGTAATTCAATATTCTGTTTTCTTAATGTTGATACTTTTCGCTGATATTGCTTATAGTATTGACTATACTTTGATTTGCTCTTTTTCAATTTTATCACACCTCTCACATTTTATTATGTTTCACGTGAAACATTGTTTAGATTTGAAAAGGGTAGGCGTTCTGCCCACCCCCCTTATATTTTAGGAAAGAAAAAACTTTACTTATTTTACTGAGTTTACATCCAGACCACAGTCAACAAATGGTCTGCCTGCTTTTGTTTCTCCGCTACGTTTTACGATTGCGTACGGTTTACCATGCATCAGTTCATGAATTGACTTTAAGGAACTCTTGAAAGTTTCGGACTGTGTTGAATACACTTTACCATCTACTGTGATGATAGAAAGCAAGTCTGCTTCTGTTCCGTCTTTCTTTGTATCCTTGTACTCGAGGTAAGCATCTACTGGAATTGAAGTGCCGTCTAATACATCCTTCATGGAAGTGATTCCTGCATCAATTGTCATAAGATACTGCTCTACCTCTGTTAACTCTCTGCTTGCATTTGTGATTGTAATTTTACTCATTGTTATTTTCTCCTTTTTCTTTTACTTAATCTTCTACTTCGTCTGTGTCTTCTTTTTTGTCTCTTGGCGGTAATACCTCTGCCATTTCAATGAATTTCTGTTCATCCATGCCGTACAGTGTCTCAATCACTTCTGTTGAAACAACTGATACTGGTTTAAGTGTTTCTGTCTCTACTACTTTAGTGACTGCTTTCATGAGTTTTTTATCGTCTGAGTAAACCCCTGCGATTGTCACCTCATAATTTTCAACTACTGCTGTCTCTGTGTTTACGCACATAACAACTACTTTAGTTGATGCAATTGTTCGTGTTACTTTTCTTGCTCTTGCCATTTTGCCTTTCACCTCTTTTCATTTTTGTTTGTGCTTGCTAGACTGCTGAATGCACGACTTCTTGTGAAGTCGAATCAGATAAAAGGAATCGAACCTTTACACATTTGCCACCGATTTTTTCGCCTGCATGGGTGTCGGAATATCTGTTATTTTTGTGAGTGGACGGTGCTGTGAACACCGCCCTGTATGGTGTGGTATTTGCAAGTTGGATAATATTTATCTTCCTTACATTATTAAGTATATCAGATTACGATTGAAATGTCAAGTAGTTTTTTAATATTTTTTATGCTACTTTTTGCAATATTTCATGTGAAACAAATTTAATAGTGTAACAATAAATGCTATTACTAATTTACGGTATTGGAACTAATATTCCTATTGCTAACCCAATCAAGTAAAATGTTCCGTATACCAATACTGTTAATGCTATGATTAAAATAATTAACTCTATAGCGTTTTTTATTTTTCTTTTAATTTTTCTAATATCCATGAATAATACTCCTTTATTAATGATTTACTGATTGGCACATCTATGCGTTGGTCTTTGGTTATATACGCTATATAGTATTTACCGTTGTCATATGTGCTTTCTTTTAACTTGTAAATGAATGCATAATGTAAGTTGGTTATGTAGGTTGTGTTACACAATGACAAGGCTGTTCCATTTTCCTCTCTCATTATGTCTTTCATGTGTTCGTATTCTTCTACAGTTTTTGGTGTTACTAAATTTGGATGTTCGTAAAGTGTCTCACAAAAGTGTTCTTGGAAACGCCTGCGAACTTGCGCGTGGGTTATCCATTCTGCCATTATTTAATCACCTCTTTAGCTTTTTTATATATTGATTTTGATAATGCTCTGTGCTCCATATAAGTATTAATAGCTTTATGTAATTCGCAAAAAGCATTATCAAAAACGTTGTTCATACCGTATTCGATATGGCTAAATAGAATGTCCTCTGCTTCTCTTAATGTTTTTAACTCCTGGTCTGTTAATTGATTCATATTGTTTCTCCTTTCTTGATACTCTTTCCTTTACTGTAATTATATTATAGCATTGTACCTTTAAATTGTCAATAGTTTTAACTAATATTTTTAACTATTTTAAAAACACGAATTAGTTTAAACTAACTCAGTGCAAACTGTAAACGCAACGAGCGGACACTGTGTGTACTGATTTGAGTGCACCAATGGGGGT